ATCAGATACCGGACATGAGCAGCTTCATCGCTCAGCGTGGCGGGGCATGGTACAGGCAGCACCCGTCAGGGATGATTGAACAGGGCGGATCATTCAGTGTTTCCGGCTCGGTTAACGCTCAAAAGGTAACGGTTAATTTCCCTATCCCGTTTCCGTCTGTGTGCGTTGGCATCTGGTTCACTTACCAGACAGAAGATCCCAGCTCCCGGTTTGCCGGAATATTCACTAAATCTGTTAATTCATTTGTAGCATCAACCGTTTGCAGCACAGCAAATACTGTTTACTTCAGAGCTGAGGGGTATTAAATGAAAATGCTATGGTCTGCTGAAAACAACGCTTTCATTCCTGCCCTGATGCGGCAGCAGTATGAAACGGCAGGATGGGATTTATCAGATTGCACTGAAGCCAGCAGCGAGTTGGCCGCCGAATTTATGGGGCAGGCACCCGTCGGGAAAATGCGGATTGCCGGCAGCAATAGCCTTCCGCAATGGGGTGCCATTCCTGATAACCCTATAGATGAGCAGCAATAGAATAGCGAATTGAGAGGTTTGCTTTTTTAATAATGTTGAATTCCTACAAAACTAATGTAAGGATTACTTCAGTATTGTAGATGGATTAAAAAATTTAGGTAAAAATATGGGAAGAGATATAACCTTACACCCTAAAAAGGCAACGAGAAATGAGCTTAAAAATTATCTCGAGGACTTAGGTTTTCAAAAATGCAAACATCTTTGGGAATGGCCTAAAGGAACTTTAAATTACTCATGGTTTGACCATGTCGATTTCAAATCGATTGATGGTGTTTCAGCGGACATATACCCTGTCTCTAATGATGAGTTACACATATCTGGTAATAAATGGGCGCTGCACGTACGCAATGCAAACATTGCCAGCTGGCATGATGTGAAAATGCTTAATGATGTTTTAAAAGGTGCAAAGAGGCTTTTTGGCGGAAATATTGTAGGTGATTACGGAAGAAATAGATACGCCCCTTTATGGGATGATCACAGCACGCCAATAAGTAGAGGTATTTCATCATTATATAATCATATTCACCAAGAAATATCCTCTGTGAAGCATGCCTTACCTGAACCTTCAATTAAACTTCCTTCACCAGAGGATAAGAGTTCTTCAGAATTCTTCAATTTTATGCATAGCTTGGATCCAAGTAGAGTCATCTATAATGGACTGGTTCCTTTTGCAGTTGCAATGTTTGAATATTTTTTCTCGCAAGCCTTCCAAGTGCTTATAAAATATGACTCTTTTGCTATTGAGAAAAGAGCAATGCATAAGCAAAAGATAGATTTTGACGTTCTACTTGAAATAGAAAAAGGAAAGATTTCAATAGAAAATATCATCGCTAAAAATTTTACTTTTCAAAACTTAAACCATCTAAATAAAGCCTATAAAGAATGGCTTAATATAGACGTAAGGGAGGTTCTTTATAAGAAAAAAAGAATAGGAAAATCAGTTAGCTTTCTTGAGAATAGAATATCTGAAATAATACAGTATAGGCATGGGATAGTTCATCACTTTACTCTGGATATGTCCTTGAGTCGAGATGGATATATTCACATATTAGATGCAATAGAGAAGAGCATAACTGAATTTATTTCCTTTATAGAAGTTAAATACGAATTTAAACTTAATGAATATTGACAATGCAACTTATAAATCCACTATAAACCTCCGATTAAAGTGGTTAAAACTTAAAATGAATTCAATTTAATTGAATAACACTATAAACCTTGCGCTTATTGCTTTTATAAAAGCTTACGAATGATATTTTAGCTTGAAATCTTGTGTTAAAGGCGGAGTGCATTCAAGGTGCCAGCCTATTTTAAGTGTCTCAATAACCTCGGTTTGGGAGAAGCAGCTAAATTGCCTGCCGCATCGGCCATCATGAGCTATGCGGGATGGCTCTCCGTGCCGGTCGTGATTGATGGCGAGCAGCGCAATTTTATCCTGCAGTGGAAGCAGGTTACTGTTCCAAAGTCACCGGACGGCTCAATGCAGGTTGTCAGTAGTAGCTGGCCGGTAGCTTTCCCGATAGCCTGTTTTTCAATCATACAGGCAATGACGAATTCGCTGATTTATTCCACTGCAGGGACGCCGTTCAGCTCAGCAGCCATAACGGATCGTGCGACATTCTCGGCGGCCTGCGCTTACTCGAAATCACCTTCAACCGTTACAGTCTGGGGAGTAGGCTTCTGATGAATAACTATATTTACAGCGCTTCTTTCAACATGATTTGCGCGACAGCTTTGAAAACTGATTATGAAAAGGCCGGAACGTGGCCTGATGATGGCCTGCCACTTGATGATGAAATGGCAAGGGAATTTATGGGGGCTGCGCCGCTGGGAAAAGTGTTATCAGCAGGCGAAAACAGCTTGCCAGTATGGGGCGATGCTCCGCCCCTGACGGAAGAGGAAGCCTTAACGCAAGCCGAGCAGCGGAAAGCCAGCCTGCTAAATATCGCACAGGAAACAATCAGCATCTGGCAGACGAAACTGCTGCTAGGCCGCATAAGTGATGGAGAAAAAGCACAGCTTAACGCCTGGCTGGATTATATTGACGCCCTGAATCTGATAGACGTTACTATTGCGCCATCTATCAGCTGGCCGGCAGCACCGGCCAAACCGGTGCAGTAATATCAACCCTCATAAGCATTACGCGATATTTTTTCCATTTGGTCAGATCAGCGCTTTCTCTTTCTGTTGCCATTCCCGTGTCAGCTGCGTCCTGTCGCCACTCTATTTCCGAGTCCGCGACGGAGCGCAGCTGCAACTTTATACGCTCATTAGCGAGAGCTATATCATCAGCAGTGGGGGCCGGAATATTGCCCCACGCAGGAAAGCCATCATTCCCGGGAACTCTTATTTTATCTGCCGGCGGTACGGTGAGCGCAAAGGCCTCATACACTGATTCATCCACCGGTACTGCATCAGCCGGCCATGAGCCGGCAGAAATATACTGCTCCTTTAATGCCAGTGAAAAAAAGGCGTTTTCAGATTTGCTGTAATAGAAGTTATTCATATTCCTTCCTTTTTAGTATCCGATCGCAAAATAACGACCTGACTCTGTCGCTGCGTTATTGCCGACTGTGCGCGATGCAGCAATGCCTGTAAGTGTTGTTTTGGTCACATCTGATACACCCCATGAGTTAATCCCTATAGGGCCAGTTGCTGCAGCTGTTAGTTCCTGAATCAGTGCCAGTGATGCGCCGTTCGGGAAGGTCATAGGGAATGATGCTGTAGCAATTCCGGTTGAACTGTTAGAAGGGCCAATAATTCCCCACTGAAATATCAGCGATTTATCCTCACTGAGAGGAAAAATGACATAACCGGTTGGCCCCATCACTCCGCCTGGGGCCGCAAGCTTAGCTGCTTCGCCTAAACCGAGGTTTTTAAGAAACTCGGCAACGTTCGCAATGTCGCTGCCGTTTTTCGCAATCTCCATCTTTCCGGCCAGCGCATTCAGTACCGTAGCGGAGAAGTTCGCATCCCCGCCGAGCGCATCGGCCAGCTCTTTCAGCGTGTCCAGTGCAGCAGGCGCACCGCCTGCCAGCGCGGCCAGTGCGGCCTGCACAAAAGCCGTGGTCGCCAGCTGCGTGCTGCTGTTGCCTGCTGCAGCCGTGGGCGCTTTGGGAATGCCGGTCAGCGTCGGACTGGCCTTTGGCGCGTACTGCGTGTGCGGATCGCTGGCTTTCAGGTGCGCGGCCATCAGCCCGTCGGCGTACGCCTTCACTTCGATCACTGCGTCGTCAACGTATTTGCGGGTTGCCAGCACGACGGACGGATCGATTTTCAGCGTAACCGCGTCCGCGCTGTTCATGATAATAATCATGCGCACGGTCTGCGTGCGGCCGCTGCCCTCCTGCAGCTGCGGCTTGTAGGTTTCGGCGCAGTTGGCAACCGCAATCATCACGCCGTCAGCGTCAAACAGGCCAATCTCACGTATCCAGAAACCGCCCTCCGCCTCCGGGATCACCTGCTCGGCAATAATCTGGCTGCTGTTGGCCGCGTCAACACTCAGCGAGTTCAGCGCCGCCCGGCGCTTTTCACCGACAAGCGCCGTCTGGCTGGCGTTCGGCGTTGGCAGCGTGCCGCCGCCGTCGCCGACGGCCATATGTGTAATCTGCAGTTTCGTCCCCAGCGCGGCGGCGTTTGCCAGCTTGGCCGCGCCGAGGTTGGTCAGCAGGGCATAATATTTTGTCGTCATGCGCTCACTTCCGTCAGGTCAATAAGATGCACCGCCACGCCGGAGTAACCCGCGCCGCCTGTGCTGATAACATCTGGTGTATAGGGATAAACGGTCAGCTCGTCGCCGCTGTAGCTGGCAACGGCCACGGGCATTACGCCGTTCGCGTCAAGATTGATTGAGAGGCCGATAAGGTGCCGGCTGCAGGGTTTTGCATCCGCGATCAGGCGCTCAAGCTCGTTGTACATCTCCTCTGTAATGCCGGTATCCAGCACGCCCACATCAAGCCGGAACGTGCCAGGCGCCTCGTTGGTTTTCCACCACTCAATAACCCGGATCAGATAACCCAGCGGCTCAACCACGCGACGGATAGCCCCGATAGTGCCTTTGTGCCGGTGCACGTACTGCGAGGACTCCACCACGGCGCGCTTTGTTGACTCACTCCAGCCGGCGTCCCAGCGGTCAACCGACCACGCCCACGCCAGATAGGGCAGCAGCGCCACGGGACAGGTGCGCGGGTTCCACAGCTGGCGCAGTGGCACGTTCAGCGAGCCGAGGCCCGCGAGCGCTTCGGCGGCGGCCACCTCAAGCGGCGAGGAGCCGGTCGGCAGCAGGCGGTCATTCATCCGAGCCTCCCACGGTCAGCGCGTAGCCCGTGCAGTACGCGGCCTGCGTCCTGTCGAGCACCACGTCAGCGGCAGGCTTTATCAGGCTGACGCGCTGCACGCCCTCTACGTGCATGGCGGCATAGAGCGCGGAAAGCCGGATATCGCGCCCGAGGCGCCGCTGCGCGGACACGTAGGCCGCGAGCTTTGCCTCGGCTGCGGCGCGGACAGGCTCGGCCTCCGGGCCGGGGTAGAGATAGATTTCGGCCTCAATCTCATAATTCACAATTTCAGCCGACTGCACGCTCACCCGGTCGGCAACGGGGCGCACGTTTTCACCGTTGAGCGCGGCGTTGACCACGGCCAGCAGGTCGCCGGCTGCCGCGCCGTTACCCTCGCGTGCCAGTACGGTGACGGTGACAACGGCGGGCGACGGGCTGATGGCGGACGCATCCGCCACGCGGCCGTCGGCGCTTTTCGCATGGTACTCATACGCCCCGGTCGGCCCGGCCACGCTCAGCCCCTCAAAGGCTGCCGCGATGCGGGCGCGAAAATCGTCGTTGCTTTCCATGACGGCCGGCGTCGGGGGGATCGTCGTGTCGTCCGCCGGCGTAATGGTCAGCCGCTGAATGCCGTTGTTGGCGCCGAGCTGGTCGAGGTCGCCGTCAAGCGCATAGGGCAACATGACGGCCTTTGCCGCCTCGTTGATACGCTGGCGCAGGATCAGCTCGCGGTAGGCATTTTCCTGCAGCAGCTTAACGATGGGCTCTGACTCCAGCGACAGCGTGCGGGCGATGGCCTCCTGCTGCTCTTCAGGATAGAGAGAAATCAGCGTGGCTTTGCGCTCGGCGAGCAGCGCCTCATAGTCCAGCGCCTCCACCACGTCGGGCGCGGGCAGCTGGCTCAGGTCAATAGTTGGCATGCTCTCAGCTCACAGGAACGGTTAAAGAAAAAGGCTGCGCTGAGTCGGTGCGGACGCCGCTCAGCTCAACCACCATAGAGCCATCAAAATCAGGGTCAAAGTTGATGGCGGTAAGCCTGACGCGTGGCTCCCACTGCAGGATCGCCACGTAGCAGGCGGACATAATCTGCAGGCGCAGCGCGTCGTTTTGAGGCTGGTCAATCAGCGCCGACAGCAGCGAGCCGTAGCGGCGGCGCATAACCCGCGAGCCGAGCGGCGTCAGCAGAATGTCGCGCACCGACTGCCGGATGTGCTCAAGGTCAGCCAGTGCTTTGCCGGTTTCCCGGTTCATGCCGGTGTATTTTGCGGCTGTCATAGTGGCGCCCCCGTCTCTCCGCCGCTGTCGCCCGGATGTTTATGCGAATGCAGAACCTTGCCGTTTGAGGAAAAGCTGCCGCCGGTATGCGTGATATCACCCTTCATCGTGCCGCCCTCCGTTACTTCAAGCTGCGCGGCTTTAAGCAGCTTCGTGCATTCCACCTCTGGCGCGTCGAACAGGATTTTTACGGCGGCACTGATGGTTGCCGTCTGTATGCCGGTCGCCGTCAGCGCGCCGCTTTTCGGCTCATACTCGATCACGGCGCCGTCGGGAAACGAGCAGTGCAGCGCGTCCGCCGAGGCCGACGGCGCCGGGTTAGCGTCGGAGTAAATGCCGGGCAGCACAAAGCCGGTGTCGAGTTCGCCGCCGAGGCATAAAACGAGCACCTGCTCGCCTACTGATGGCGCGTTCCAGGAGCGGGTTTTGCCCGCGCGGGCGCTCAGCCAGTGCAGCCAGCCGGTTGTGTTATTTCCCGTGTCCACGCGGCACTTTCCGTCACTGAGGTTTACCTCTGACACGGTGCCGATGCGGATCAGGTTGCGCAGCAGGCGCAGGATTTCGGAGAGTTGTTCGTTCATGAGGACAGTTTTACGCTGTGAACTGGTAGCGGCAATAAAGCGCCGCCCGCTGATGGACAGGCGGGCAGGCTGTCAGGAAAGGTGGCTGATAATCGCCGTTTCAATCATCTGCAGATCGTCATCATTGAAGCCCAGCAGCGGGCGCTCGTCATAAGCCACTTCTTTTCCGCGCCGCGCCGGGCGGTCGCGCAGCCCGTAGTGATGCACGCGGGCCATTCGCTGAACCTTCCCGACAAATCCGACGACCGCCTCGCTGTCGGTTGCCGTGGCTTTCATGTATTTAGCGGTGCGCAGCTTCGCAAACATCTCCCGCTTTACGCGGCCTTTTTTGTTGCGTGCTGCCTCTGCCCGGCGGGGCTTAAACGGCGTGCCGTCCGGCGCCCGCTGGCTTTTGATGTTCTGCTGCTGACTCGCCCGCAGCTTTTTAGCGATGGTGCGCGCCATCTCTTTACGGGCGGCGGGTGACAGATTGTTTATCAGCGCGCTGAGCCGGTCGTCAAAAAGCTGCAGCCCGCTCATGGCCGCCACTCGCTGACCAGCGCCCCGCATGCGTACAGCCGCAGCGGCCGCGCGTCGTCGTCAGGCGGCGGATTTTCCCCCACGTGCTCAACGTGCAGGGCGTCGCCCACGCGCTTTACGATCACGCGCTCGCTGAGCTGCAGGTCAATGCTGATATCGCTGGTCGTGTCGCTGATAACGTCGGCCTTAAAGGTAAAGCCCGCCTGCTGCTTTTCCTTCGTCGCCATCATGTCAGGCTCATTCAGCCGCAGCCATTCCAGCATCGGCACGATCAGCAGGTCGATATCGCCGGCGTAGTCCGTTATTACCAGGTTGAGCCGGTACTGGTACTCAAACGACAGCGAGCTGGCGAGCGTTGAGACAATGCGCCCGCTGTCGATAAAGACATTCAGGCTGTCAGGGTTTCGCTGCAGCAGCGGGACGCTGCCGGTCAGCACCTGTCGCAGTTGTTGCGGTTTCAGCATCGTGTTGCTCCTGGCATTCTTTAATAATTTCCACCTGAAGCCCGCAGGATGCGAGCGCCGCCTCTAACTGGCGGTTATCCGCCGCCAGATCCCCCGCCGTTCTGAGGTTATTTGCCGGCACCGGGCAGCTTGTCACGCGCGGACAGCCAGTCCAGATAATCTCTGGCGCTGGCAAAGGCCGGCCGGGCGTGCAGCCGCACAACGTCGCCAGGCAGAGCAGCAGAAGACCACTCGCGGAGTATCGGGTTTGCATCGGTTTCCCTCTGTATGTGTGCCTCACGGGTCAGGGCGGCCGCGCTGGCCCTGCCCTGCATGAGCCGCAGCGCGGCCTCGCGTTTCTGACTCTGCTGATTTTCAGCGTTGAGCCGGCTTATCGCTTTATCGCGGCTTTCAATACCGGTCGACAGCGTGCCGATAATGCGCTGCGCGCCGGCAAGCTCCTGACTGACAACAGACCAGCGCCAGCCGGTGAGCGCCGCCGCCAGCAGCGCGGCGGCCAGTAGCAGACCGAGGACGCGGCTCACTGCGCCCCCTGCAGGCACCAGGCCATTTCGCGGCCGCGCCGGTTATCCAGCCCCTGACTGAAAACGCCCTTCACGTACACCCATCGGGGCAGCTGCAGGCACGCCTCGCGCCAGCGCTCCTGATTCAGCAGCTTTACCATCGTGGAGCCGCAGGCGTTGCCCGTGCCGACGTTGAAGGCAAACGACACCACCGCGTCATAGACCTTCTGCGGCAGCGGCGTGAAGATGCAGCCGCCCAGCGCCTTCTCGGTGCGCAGGACGTTGGCGAGAAACGTGCCGGCGGCCTGGCGTTCGGTGATGCTTTTGCCCGGCACCACGCCGAGAGTGTTGCCGATGCCGTCCGTCCATTTGTCGGCGTCGCACCGGTACGGACTCAGGCGGCACCCTTCATAGTCGGCTATCAGCCTCAGCCCCTCGACCGAGGTGTGCAGGTGCTGAAAGGCCGGCAGCGTGGCGGCGATGGCCAGCACCACGGCAACGGAGCAGCGCTTAACGGTTTGCAGATTCATAATCCCCCCGGCTGATGCGGCCGCGCTCAAAAAGAAGGTAGGTTTTGCGCCGGTAATACCAGCTCACCAGAAACATGCCGACGCCGAGCGCCATGCCGAGCAGGGTTGCCACGTCCTGCAAATCCCAGCGGCCGAGCCAGCCCATGACGACCGCGACGGCGTACGTGATAAAGGCGCTGATGCGCTCAGTTGTGATCATCTTCAGTCCCAGAGGTTAACGGTTTCGGCCGTGGCGGCCTCCGGCAGCTCGGGCAGCGTGATGTCGCAGCCGTGCGGCAGCACCGGGCCGCTTTCGGCAAGCCCCGGATTTGCCGCGTAAACCAGCTCGACGACCTGCTCCGTGCGGCCGTAGTGCCGCTGACAGATTTCGTCCACGGTGTCGCCCTGCAGGGCATAAACCTGCATTACAGCAGCCCCACGATGCAGCCCGGCCGCTCAGCCACGCGGCTGATGCTGAACCGCGCATCGCGCCAGTATTCGCCGGCGCTGGCCTCCACTTCGGCGGCCTTGTTCGTGCCGGCGGCGTCATAGCCGCGGTAGCGCTCGGCGATGGTCGCGGCGGTGACGGCGCCCACAGCGGCGAGGTAGTACGTGACTTTCTCGCTCACGCCGTCGAGCGTTTCCGCCGGCACGGCCTCAAGCGTTTTACAGCCCGCAGCCATCTGCGCGGCGCGCCAGTCGTAAAGCTCGGCGTTTACTTCGGCAATCGCCGTCAGCACCGCCTGCCGCAGCCGGGGCGCGGTGACGGTTCCCTCATAGCGCAGCGACTCGCGAAGCAGCTGCAGATCAACATCAGGCCAGAAAAAGGTGTTCTTGACGGGCGGCTCGGCAGTCTCTGCCGGCCGCGGTGCTGCTATTACCAGCGTGCTGCTCATAGTTGGCCCTTAAAATGGGTGGGCGGTGGAGGGCGGCGCAGACGCTGAAAGCGCATTGCCGCCCTGCCGCCCGTGCGCGGGGTCGCGTCCGGTCAGCGGCTGGCGATGGCCTGCTTTTTCATCGCCGTAGCCAGCCGCTCTATGTCCTTTTTAACGCCGCAGCCGTCGTGCAGCTGCAGCGCCCTT